CTGTTGACGATGTGTCCGGCGTTCTGCGAGAACACCGCGGCCACCGGCTCGGCGCGGGTCTCCTTGCCGCGGGTCGCGGTCACGGTGTCGTAGTTCACCGTCCGGTCGATCTGCCGGAGCGTCGTCCCGATCCAGTCGCCGCCGTTGTTCGTCTCGGCGATCACAACGTCCGCCTTCCACGCGTGATACGCCTCGGCGGCCTTCCGCATGCACTCCTCAGGCGACATGCGCCCGGACAGGTCATCGAGGACGTAGCCGTGCTGCCGAACGAACCCGTTACGGTCGGGGATGTACGCCTGGCCGAGGCCGGCCACGATGATGCCCATCTCGTCGTTCTCGTCGCCGTCCTTGGCTGCGGGGTCGATGGCGATGACGATGCGGACGAGTGGCGGGGCTGCGCCGACGCGGGTTCGGTCGAGGACGAGGCGCTTCCACAGGGTGCCCTCGATGTCCTTCAGTAGCTCGCCGTCGAGCTCCTGCTTCTCGGTCGCGGTGCCGGCGTGCTTCCGGATCAGCTTGTCGCGCTGCTCCTGCGGCAGGTGAATCGCGTCCCGGGTGCGGCCCTTGGTCACGATGACGTCGGAGCGCTCGGTCAGCTCGATGATCTCTGTGCGGGGCTTGGGCGTCGTCGAGCCGATGTAGTGCGGGTTGGGACCGATGCGCAGGCCCATCTCGCTGTGGGTGATGGCCTCCTTTAGCCGTCGCTGTGCGGCGACCTCTTCCATCCACACCAGGCACCGGTTACCACCGGCACGGAGGCGCTCGACGTCGTCTGGGGTGTGTGCGCCGAACAGCTTGGCCTCGGCCCCGGACGGCCAGCGGGCGAAGGTGCCGCCGGCGGTGGTGCGCAGGACCACCCGCGGGTCGTGGGCCTTCAGCCCGGACGGGCCGTTGACGCAGGCCTCGACGGCGTCTCCCTGGGTGGGGGCGATGATGGCCATGCGGTGGCCGCCCTTCAATCGCGGGTCGCAGGGCGGGCCGTTGACGTGTTCGACCATGTAGCGGGCGCAGCCATCAGTTTTGCCGGTGCCGCGCCCGCCGAGCTGCAACCACCAGCCCAGCGTCTCGATCTCGTCCGGCGGGACCTGCCACGGGTACGGCTTCCACCGCCCCCACCGCTTCTGCCACAGGCGTGCCGCCAGCTCGGTTTCGAGCAGCTCAAGTTCGGCCGGGGACAACCCGGCCAGCTTGGCGTCGAGGTCGGCAGCGTGCACGGCGTGGCTACTCCCATTCGTAGACGGTGCCGTTGGCGTGGCTGGTGTGGACGATGCGGAACAGGGCGTGGTTGTCGAACTTGATCTCGCAGACGACGCCGGGGACGTTCGGGTGTACGGCGGTGCATGGGGTGTCGGAGGGCACGGCGGGCTGCTCGCCGCCGGGGTCTTCCTCGGACGGCGGCTCTTCCTCGACGGGCGGGTCGCCGGGCGTTGGCTCGGTCACGTCTCCTCCAGCTGCGCGAACTCGTCGGCGAGGGCCTTGATGCGGGCGGTCATCTCGTCAGTGATCTGCACGTTCTGCTTGGTGGGCGCGTACAGCCCGAGGAGCTTCGCCTCGTGGTCCATGGCCGAGACGATGCCCTTGGCCGCGAGGGTGCCGTTCATGCCGCCCTTGCGCAGGATGGGCATGAGGCCGTCGATGACTTCCTTGCAGGTGGCGAGCTGCTCGCCGACGTACGCGCCGAAGGATTCGGTGGCTTCCTTGTGGAGGCGGTCCCGGCCGCGCACCCACGCCATGTGGACGTTCTTGACGTCGGCGCCGATGTGCTCGGCGATCTGGCGGAAGGTCATCCGGTCGCGGGTGTACAGCAGCACGACCTCGTCCTCGCGCTGCCGCGCCACCGTCTCGTTGTGCGTGCCCATGCCGTCACCTCCCTGAGGTGGGACGGTACGGATTTCAGCGGCGCCAGGATCTTGGGGGCTGCAATTCGCGGGTACGACGACGCCCCGACGACGCTGGTCGACGGGGCGTTCGGGGGCGATGCAGGGTCAGCAGGCGTCGTACTTCCAGGCGCCGCCCTCACGCACCCACGGCTGCCCGTCCTGGTCGAACTTCGGCAGACCCTTCACCCGGTACGAGACACGGCCCATATCCCCCGACACGGTGGCCTGCACGTCCGTCGCCGCATGGTCCGGCCCGTAGTCCTTCGCGGCCTGCTTCACCGTGGCCTCGTACACGGCCGGGTCTGCCTTCGCCTTGCAGCGCTTCGACAGGAAGGCGTACGCGGGCTTGCCCTCCCCGGCGAAGTACAGGGACGTGTACGTGCCCACGACGCGCTCCAGGTCGACGACACCGGCCGGCGGGCGGGTGTTGGTGGGGGTGGTGGTCGGCTCCTCGGCGGTGGCGGTCGGAGTGCTCGGCGCGGGGTCGGCGCTGTCGTCGGACGACGAGCAGGCGGTGAGCGCGAGGAGCGCGGCGGCGGTAGCGAGCGTGGCGGTGGTGGTGCGCATGGTTCCCCCCATGGTGGTGTGGCTGAGGGGGCATCGTGCCATGGGTGAGGCCCCGCCCGGGGGAAAGTAGGCGGGGCCTCGATGACGCTGCCCACTGTAGGGCGAGGGTCTGACAACGGGTGGGTCAGTGGCCGCAGTGGGGCCTACTCCACCACCCGCATTCGGCGCAGTACTCGTAGCCGAGGGCGGCGAGGAGGCGTCGGATCATCGGTCTTCACCTCCTCCTCGACGGGCGCGTGCATGATGCACATGACCCCGTTCGGGTCCAGGGCAACGCGCGCTTTCGCAGACCTGCGACGTGCACGTTCATCGGAATCGGGGCCCCTCTCGGTGGGGGAGGGGAGGGCTAGGTCCGTACCTTTACGGCGAGCGGAGCGCCACAGCGCGAACACCCCGGCGACGACGAGCAGGAGCACGCCCACCGCCTCGTCGATGGCGAACGCGATGCCGACGACGACGCCGGCGAGGACGACCAGCACGCACGCCCCGGCGAGCGGGGAGCTCTCTTCCGGCTCCTCGTCGGCGCTCATGCGATGCGCCCGTAGGTGTTGTCGCCCAGCCAGTTCGCGGCCAGGGCGAGCGGCACCGCAGCGAACCCGGCAACGCCCGCGCTCGTGCCGAGGGTGATGCCGCACCAGGCACCGCGCTTCAGGACACCAGCGTCGTGCTCGTTGGCCTTCTTCACGCAGGCGATGAACACCGCGGTCAGGATCAGCACCAGGCAGGCCCCGGGGCCGGTGAGCGGGGTGAAGGTCGCGCGTGCGGCCAGCTGGCCGGGGTGCTCCCCGACGCCCCACAGCAGGGCCACGTCGCCGAGCCAGTTGGACAGGCCGAGGATGCCGCTGGACGCGGTGCCGATGAGTCCGGCGACGCCGAGGGTGGTGAGGCAGCCGTACGACCAGGACAGCAGGAACGGCAGGAGGCGGGCGGCCTGCTTGACGGCGTCCTTCTTCAGCCGCTTGTAGCCGGGCCACCACATGGTGAGTTCGTAGCCGAGGATGCAGATGCCGACGGTCACGCCGCCGTAGGTGACGTAGTTCATGGGGTCCTTCAGCGGAGGACGGCCGCGCCGAGCGCGGCGATGGTGATGATGACGGCGCAGGTGCCAGCGACGGGCGGCACGGTGCGCAGGTCCACGAGAGCGAGGGCAATGAGGGCGCCGAGCGTCGCGAGGACGAAGTAGCAGACGAGGATCGCGGCGAGCACGACGGCGGCCTACGCGGTGCGGCCGCTGGCCGGCGGGAGGTCGGCGAGCTCGGGCTCGTGCTCTTCGACCTCGGCGCGCAGTACCCCGCGGATCGTGGAGTCACCGACCCGGCCGTGCCCGGCGGCGATCAGGGCGTCGCGCATGGCTGCGGTGCCGGGGCGGGTGCCGCTGTCGTAGAGCGGGCGGATGGCGGCGCAGCGCGGGTCCCGGTAGGTGATGGCCGGTCGCTTCGGTCGCTCCTCGGCGGCGGGCTCCAGCTCGGGGCGCGCCTCCTCGGCGGGCGGGACCGCGGGGGCCTCGGTTGGCTTCGGCGGCACGGGCACCTGCTCGACGGTGACGACGAGCGCGGCCTGCGTCGTCACCGCGCGCTGGCCGAACCACACGTGCAGCTGCCGCATGAGCGCGCCGAACGCGAACAGCGCGGCCACGGGCGGCACGGCCGCGACGACGTACTGAAGCGCGGGCTTGTCGACGCCGACGCCGGCCACGTTCAGCCCGATGGAGCCGAGGGCGCCGATCGCGGTGAGGGTGATGGCCCACCAGTCGACGGTGCGGAGGTAGGAGGCGCGCAGGATGAGGAGTTCGCCTGCGAGGTAGAACAGGTCGAGGACGGCGGGCCAGGCCCATGCTCGGGCGGGGTCGATGCCGAGGCCGTTGTGCGCGGCGACGTCGTGCAGGTGGTGGTAGGACAGCCAGAAGGCGATGCCGGTGATGGCGGTGATGATGACGGCGGCGCCGATGGCGAGGCCGAGTCCGCTCGTAGCGCGTGGCGGTGGGGGTGTGGTTGGCTTCTGCTCAGCCATGTGGAGGTCACTCTCCGGTGGTCAGAGCCCCGTTCGGTGTGTCCAGCACCTGCGGGGCTCGTTCAGTTGTGGGGCGTCGTCGGGCGTCGTCGGCCCGTCGTGACGCGGTGTCGGGTATCCGACACGGTGAAGGCTACCCGACACGGGGCGGGATGTGCAGACCTACTCTCCGGCGGGGAGGTGACGGGGTATGGCCGAGGAGAGGGACGAGGCGCGCGAGGCTGCGGATGCGGTGCTGGCTGCGGTGCAGGCTGCGTTGCGGGGGTTGGAGGCGGTCTCGGACGCGACGGTGCGGGCGCGGGCTGCGGGGCTGGTGCTGCGGGAGTGGCCGGGTCAGCGGTCGCTGGCGAAGGAGATTCGGCAGCAGGCGGTCGACACGCTGCACGAGGGCGGGATGGACTTCCCGGAGATCGGTGAGGCGATCGGTACGGATCGTTCTCGGGCGTGGCGGATCTGGAAGGGCATGGACTGACGACGACGCCCCGTCGGCCGGGTGGGCGACGGGGCGTTGACGTGCGTCGATCAGTTCGACGGGCGGCGCATCTCGGCGAAGGGCCGGGCAGCCTCGGCTGCCGCTTTCTGGAGGGCTGGGGCGGCGGTCCGGAACGCGTTGACGAACGGCTCCCACACCTCGGCGAGCCGTTCGGCCGTGGCCGGGGTCGGCGGGATCTTGATCAGCGGGACGGGCATGGTCTCCCCCTTCGGTGGTGTCCCCAGGATGGCAGACGACGCCCCGTCGGCCGCCGTCGTCGGACGGGGTGACGGGGCGTCTGGCCTGCGTCGTCAGATCCCCCAGTACGAACAGAGCAGCCAGCCCGGCTTCTCCTGCTTCGGTGTGATGCCGAGGGCGGTAAGGGCCGCGCGCAGCTTCGCGTCCGCGTCCTTCTCCTGCACCTCGGCGGTCAACGCGGTGAAGTCGATCGCCTCGACGTCACCCCGGTAGGCGGTGATCCCCTTCGCGATCAGCAGGTACATCGGGAAGCTGCCGGAGCAGTGCGTCTCGAACTCGACACCGAGCCGGGCCTTTGCCTCGCGCTCGCGCCCGTAGTAGCCCTCGCCTCCGGTCTCCCACGTCTCGGTGAAGTCGGCGAGCTCGGCGAGGAGTCGGCGTTCGGCTGCCTCCTGGAAGTCGGTGCTGTCCTCGTCCTCGGGGTCGTACCAGGGCAGGGCGGGGAGTTCGCCGTACTCGCCGAGCCCTTCCAGCTCCCACTCACTGTCGCCGCCACCGAGGTGGTAGCCGTAGACCAGCATGGCGTTCGTGGACTGTCCCATGGTCAGGGTCCCTCCGTGGTGCCGATGATGCGCGGGTCGGTGTACTGGTCGACGAAGTCCGGCTCGTCGCGCAGGGTGCGGGCTGCTCGTTCGGCTCGGCGTGCGGCGGCCTCAGCGCGGCGGGCGTACCGGTGGGTGTCGAGGGCGGCCCACACGGTGCCGAGGAGGAACAGGCCGGTGACGATGATGACGGCGCTCATGACGACTCCTCGGGCTGCTCGGCGCCGTCGCGGGCGACGAGCAGCGCCAGGACTTGGACGGCTGTCTCGTACTGGCCGATCTCGTGGTCGTTCCGCCCGGCGCTGGTCTTGTCGCGGGTGTACTCGGCGAACTCCCGCACGCGCTCGATGGCGGCTTGCGCCTGCTCCAGCTCGGCGTACATGACCTGCACGTGCCGCTTGTTCCCGGCCGCGACGGAGCGCATGGTGTCGGCCTCCCGTATCTCGGCCTCGACGTGCTCCCGCAACAGCATCCGTTCGCCGATGACGAGGAGTCCGTCACGGTCCAGTCGGGCGAGGACGTTGTGCAGTTGGGCGTGGCGGGTGGTGCGCTGCGCGTCCTCGTCGGCGGCCGGTACCGGGATGCCGGGGCCTCCGGTCCGTACGTCGGGGTGCAGCCGGGCAATGTGCTCGTCGAACTGGTGGGTCGGGATCATCTGCCGGTCGCCGCAGTACGGGCACGGCTGGCGGACCTCAATACGGCCAGCGAGGGGACTGGTGAAGTCGGGTCGGACGCCCGTCGTCGGGGCGTCGTCGGCTGTGACCTCGTACCCGACGACGGGCGTCGTGAGGGCGTCGGCGATGCGTCGTACCTGCGTCGTCAGACCGTCGAAGGCACGGACGACGGCCCGCGTCTCGGCGCTCAGGTGGGCGGTCACCGCTGTACCTCCGGCACGTCCAGGAGCGGCTCCCAGATGGAGCGGATGTAACCCGCCTTGCGGGTGAGCCACTCGCGGATCGCGGGCTCGTCGGCCTCGGTCACGGGGCACTCGGTGGACCGGAGGATGGCCTTGCGCTGGAGGACCCAGTACAGGTTCAGCGTGACCGGCGGGATCTCTTCGCCCTCGTCCTCGTCGTAGTCGGCGGGGTCGGGGGTGTTCCAGTCCCAGCGGAAGACGACGTTGAGGTCGTCGTCGAGGTCGCCCCACTCGGCGTAGAACTCGGCCCACGAGGCGTAGGTGAGGTGCTCGCCGTTCTTGAAGTAGTTCCCCTCGGCGCAGTAGTACGGGTGGTCGTATTCCCACAGGTGGGCGCTCACGTGGTCTGGTCCTTTCGGGTGCAGTGCTCGGGGTCGTGCTCGGCTCCGGCCGTCGCCCACCACGTCTCACAGCACTCCTTACCGAGGATCTGCCGCACCTGGACGTCCTGGCGGGTGGTGAGACGGGGCCGGCGGTCGGCGGTGTCGAGGCGGTTGAGGGCGGCGCGGTGTTCGTCGAGGAGCCAGGAGGTGTGGACGATGGCGAGGGCGGCGCCTATGGAGGCGGCGGCGAACATCGCTGTGTAGCCGGGGCTGTTGTGCTGGTGGCTGACGAGGGCGCAGCGGAGGAGGAAGAGGGCGAGGAGGGCGTAGAGGGCCCACAGGGCGTGCGTGCCGCGTCTCATCGGCGGTTCCTCCGGCTGGTGTTGGCCCACGACGGGGCGGGTCGGTGGTGGTGGTGGTCGAAGCGGGCCCATCGGACGGTGGCGAGGAATGTCCAGGCGACGGTCAGGGCGGTGATGGCGAGGGCGGCGAGGAGTTCGGCCACCGGGTCACCCGGCGAGCGCGAGGCGCTGTACGGCCGCCTGCGGCCTCAGGAGCGCCTCAGCCACCCCAGGGGGCACAGAACGGCTACGCGGCCCCCCAGTAGCCGCACGCTGCCGCTCCCGACGCTCCGCAGACTTACGCCCCTGCGCCCTCTTGCACCCCTCGCACGCCTCCTCACCCAGACGGCGATGCATCCAGTAGCCGCGCACCGTCCCGCCAGCCCGGTGCGCAACCTCCAGCAGATGCCGCCGGTTGGCCTCCACCCGCTCGTCGTGCGCGGTCCGGCACAGCGCACACGCCGGTTCCTTGCGGCGGATGTGGATCTGGTAGCCGCGCTCGGTCCCGCAGCCCATGGCGCGGGCCTCGAAGTCCACGCCACCCCACACGCCGTGCTGCTCGTCGGCGGCGAGGGCGTGGCGCATGCAGGCCAGCAGCAGGGGGCAGCGGTGGCACTGCTTCGCGGCGTACTGCCGTTCGGTGGGGTCGTCGCTGAAGAACGGCTCGGGGTTGGTGCGGCAGGGCAGGTCGGGGGTGCGGGTCATCAGGTCGTGGAGGCTGCTGGTCACGGATACCCCCTGGGGGTGTTGGTCGCCGGGTGTGGGCCGGATGGTCAGGCGGCTGGTGCGAGGGGGAAGGCGTGCATGCTGCGGCCGTCGGGGAGGGTGATGGTCCAGGGGCCGCCGAAGAGGCCGTAGGCGGCCCAGTCGCAGCCGCGGCCGGCGTACTTGCCGTTGCCCTTCTCCAGGGCGCCGAGGCTGCGTCCGATGCACTCCTGGCCCACGACGTCCGAGGCGATGACTGCGGCGCCGCTGCGGTGCCTGCGCGGGTTCTCGGCGAGGGCGTCGCGGAAGTCGGCTCCGGTGGCGATGTCGCCGCAGGAGGGGCAGCGGAACGCCCATGCGAGTGGGTCGGCTCCGAAGCGTTCGGTGGCCTCGGCAACCAACTCGGCCTGCGTGAGCGTGCGGTGGTCGGTGGTGGTCATGCGCTGTGCCTTTCGTGGTCGGTGGCAGGTGTCTGTGCCGCCAGGTCGAGGCGGCTGGGGTGGGGGCTCTTGCGGGGGTTCCGGCGGGCGTTGCGGCATGGCTTGCCACGCTCGGCCCGGCAGTGCTCGTACGGGCAGGCGACGCCGAGCGGGTCGGGCTGCCCGGAGGCGATGGCCTGCTCGCGCTCGGCGGTGCGCGGCCTGAACGGCGCGAGGTCGGCGCGCACTTCGGCGGTGAGGTAGGTGCCGAGCTGGGCCATGCGCTGCTTCACTTCGGCCGCGGCGGGCCCGCTGGTGATCGCCTTGACGGGCGAGGGTGGGAGCTGGCCGAGCATGACGGCCCGCCTCTGGCCGCGCAGCGCGTCGAGGTAGCCCACAACGTCGTCGGGGTCCAGGCCGGGGTGGTCGGCCGGTTCGAAGGTGGTGACGTCGGAGCGCATGCGGTCGCGGACGACGGCCTGCCAGCGGGAGGCGATGTCTCCGGCGACGATGGGCCACTGGCTCTCGGCGTAGTGCGCCTGTGCGGCCTGCAGGGCGAAGTCCATGGGGACGTCGGCGAGGATGCCGGCCCACATCTGGAGCTGGGCGCGGCGCTCGATGGGGTCTGCGCGGCGGACCCGGGGGTCGGCGAGTGCGATCTTGGCGAGCAGCTCGGGTACGTACTCGGGGTTCATGCTTCACCTCCTGCGGCCCGTCGCTCCTGTGCGAGGCGCTCTTCGCGCATCTCGCGGGCGATCTGGGCCATGTCGTCGAGGTACTCCTGTGCGGCGCTCGGGGGTCCGGGCACGGCGCGCGGGCCGGTGTAGGCGGCGGGGGCCTGTACGCCGCTCCATCCGCGCAGGAAGTACTTGGCGCTGTAGGGCTGGGTCTTGGCGGCCTGCCAGGCGCGGGCGGCGTGGTCGACGAGGGCGGGGACACCGGCCCGCCGTACGGCGTCACGCAGCTCGATCCACTCGGCGGCACTGAAGGTCCACGAGACGTTCATGCCGCGAGCGGTCATGGCCTCGACGAGGGGCTGGATCTCCCCCCTCCCCGAGGTGGCTACGACGGAGGCAGGGGGGACCTGTAGTTGGACCTCAGAGGAACTACTGGAACTACTGGGGGCATCTCCTGCCCTAGTACTGGTCAGTACGTGCCCTAGTGCTAGGGCATCTCCTGCCCCAGCCTGGGGCATCTCCTGCCCTAGTGATTCGGCGTCTAGGGCATCTCCTGCCCTAGCCTCGTGCCCTAGCTCAATCCCGTCCGAATCGGGCACCGCAACGCCCTTGGGGATCTTGATCGAGTAGCGGGTGCGCGCCTTCTTCGAGCGAGCGGCGGCAGCCGACGGGCGGTCCCGCTTCAGCCAGCCGCCCGCTTCAAGGGTGTCCAGGTGCTTGCGGACCGAGGCTCGCACCATGCCGGTGGAGTCCTCCAGCGTCGTCAGCGACGGCTGAAGGGTGTCGGGGATCCTGCCGGTCCGCACGTCCGCCCACGTGGCGACGGTGAGGGCGAGCAGGCGCGACAGCGACGGCAGGTCGCTGCTGCGGACCGCTCGCTCGTACTGGAACCGGCTGGGCATCTGCGGCTTCTCTCTGCGGTAGGTCGCCCAGGGCGGGGGCTCGGTGGTCTCCCCGCCCTGGGGCCGTTCGGGTGGGTCAGCTGACGCTCGGGATGAGCAGCCACGAGGGCTCAGGCGGGTTCTCCACGCCGAGGGCTTCAGCAGCGGCGCGCAGGTCGCGGTCCCAGGTCTCGTACTGCTCGCGCGTGGCGCGGTCCGGATTGACGGTCTCGGCCTGCCCGAGGTCGGCCTCGGTGCACTCGGTCACGAGGAACGTCATCTCGGCGTCGTACTTGCCTGCCCGAAGGTGTCCGACCTCGGTTCCGCCGGGGATGCCGCGGTCCAGTTCGTCCTCGGGCTTGTCGGGGATCTGGATGCCGTAGGCCAGGTAAGCGGAGGTGAAGTAGCCCATTGGGCTCCTGCCTTTCGTCTGGGTGGTCGGGGCCCGGTCCCGCCGTGGGGGCCGACGGGACCGGGTGGCGGCTGTGGCGAGGGGGCGCCATGGGGCAGCCGCCGGGGAGTGGTCAGGTGATGTCGCCGCTGCCGGTGCCGACCGAGAACGGCTTGGCGTCGAACAGTCCGTCGGGCTGCGGCGGTTGAGCTTTCACGGCCCGGTTCAAAGCCCGGCGCACCCCGTCCGCACAGTCCGGACAGAAGGCGATCAACCGGCGGGCAGGCAGGGCGGCGGCCTCGTGGAAGGGGAGCGTCGGGTCACGCGGGATGGCCTGGAGCCTGATGCGCCCCTTGCCCTTCACGTACTCGTCGTTCACCCGCTCGCACCGGCCCGGCTTACGGCGGGCGTCGAGGTGCTTCTTGCCGCACGGGCCCTGGCACTGGCAGCGGTCGCCGGCCAGGGTCATGACGTCCTGCCAGACCTCGGCGCCGACCAGCGGGGGCTTCGTCATTCGGCCTCGCATTCGCAGGTGCAGCCGCTCCCCGCGCACCGCCCACAGTCGATGCAGGTGTCGCAGTGGGTGCAGTGGCCACACGTCCGATGGGTGGGCGGCTGGCACTCGCAGCCGATCAAGGTGGGTGCGGGGTCGGGAATGAGTGGCAGTTCGAGCTGCCCTGAGCAGGTCATGCGTGGAGGGGTGCGCAGCCTCGGCTTCGTTGCGGTCACGTTGCGGCTCCCGCTTTCTGACGGCGAGCCGCCTTGTATGCGACGCTCTTCGCGCTATTCGCCTCCGTGCACGGGCGGCAGCGGCATCCGTAGTTCTGGTAGGTCGATGCCTTGCCGTGCCCCGCGCGGTCGGCCCCGTTCGGGTCGGCCGTACGCCGCCGCTGCTGTCCCCGGCACCGCTCGGCGTTCGCAGCCCGACACTTCGTGCAACGGCAGCCCTGCGCGTACCGGCTGGGGTGGCCGTGGCCGTAGGTTCCCCTCGGGCGGCCACGTCCCCGCTTCACATTCGGGGTCAGGCCGAGCATGGCCAGCAACTCGCGCCGCTCTTCGACGCTGCGTCCGTGGAGCGCCACCTGAAGAGCAGCTTTGCGCTCGGGAGTTGTGCTCACTCGACACCCCCGGGCGGGGCCGGGTCCACGGTGACCACGCGGCACGTCCAGCACTGCCGGCCGCCGGTGGCGAGGAACGCGTGCAGCGTGTCCTTCTCCTCGACGGGGCACCATGCGATGTCGTCGACCCTGGCCTCGATGGGCTCCAGCGCGGTCTCGCCGAGGCGGCGAGGCCGATGCTTGCCGTTCGGGGCGACTACCTGACGGACCACGCGGCAGGCCCGGCGTACCCGGCGGCCCCTCACGACGTCGCCCCCGCCCCGGGCTGCCGCGCGGCCGGCCACTCCGCGCGGCCCTCGGCGGGCGTCTGCTCGGTACTGGTGGTGGCCTGCTCGCTGTGCTGCCGTACGACCTCGGCGGCCGTGACGTGCTGCGGCGGGAACTCCTCGTCGATCGTCACTTCGCCGCGGTCGATGGACTGGAAGATGATCTGCAACTGGGCGAGGTCGAGGTTCGTCCACTTGTCGGACTTCCGCCCGGCCCGGTTCTCCTCCAGCTGGTCGACGGTGACGCCGATCCGCTCGAAGTAGGTGATGACG